GCTAATGATAGGTGCTGGAACTCCTGTATATGTGGTTTCATGCAATTATGATGGTATTCCAATGTTTCGTAAATGCACACTTGTCAATGATCCTGGTAAGAAGAGTTATGGTAATGGATATGTAATCGATGAGCCATTTGGATACGTTGGAACCGTTATGGATGGTGATTCTGGTGGAATGCTCATGATTATGGGTCCTCAAAACAAACCATATATTATTGGTATGCATATTGGACATGAAGAGGGTGTATTTAGACGAACTAGTCTTGCATTACCTTTGTGGAAAGAATATTTTGATTTCGTTTTCAAAAGCGATGATAGTATTCATACACAGGCTGTTGATTGTGATTATTTTCCAGAACACATTAGAAATGATGTGAACACAAAGGAAGTTTCCGGTCCTCCTTATTATTGTCCACGTGAATCAAAGATTTCCCGTAATGGTGCTATGTATGGGTGGGCCAAGGATTATATTGGTCCTACACACTTCATACCTGCAAAACTCAAACCATTCACAAATCCAGATAACCCTGAGGTCGTAATTAACCCTATGACCATAGCAATGTCTAAAATTGTGATAGAGCCATATAAATGTGATATGGGAGATACCGACCGTGTGTTAGAATACATCAAAATGGTATATCCAAGACGTCCAGAAGGTGGTCGAGTATTTGATTGGGAGGAAACCCTAAATGGCATATCGCCAAACATTCCACCAATTAATCGTGCAACTTCACCGGGATATCCGTATTCCATTAATAATACTAAGGGTAAAATGGCTTTCTTTGACGAAGATCCATACACGATGAAGTTAACTTATAAGCCAGACTTTTTGTCTAAGCTTGAAGCTATCGATAACAATTTGCGTAATGGAGTCAATATGGATGTTATTTGGGCGGATGTGTTAAAGGATGAAACTAGACCAATTGAAAAGGTTCGAGCTGGTAAGACACGTTTATTTGCGTCGAGCCCAGTTGATTATTTACTATTGGTAAGACGTTATTTTCTTGATTTTTTCGCGTATTTGCAGGAAACACCTGCAGACAAACCAATAGCAGTTGGTATTAATCCACATTCTACTCAATGGCATCGTTTACTCATTCGTTTGACCAATGAGGCTGAAACTATCCTGGCTGGAGATTATAGCCATTATGATGGTGATATACCTGAAGAGGTTGTCATGAAGGCGACAGCATTCATTAATTGGTGGTATAATGATGGAGAAATCAATGCGCGTGTTCGATATCTTTTGGTTAGACACCTTGTGAATGCATGGCGAATCAATGGTAAATTTTTGTATCGTACAGGTGCAGGCGTACCATCTGGTTTTGCAGGCACTTCACATTTAGATTCATTGTGTAATTTCATCATGGCTGTTACTGTTTTCTTCTTCGACATGCATTTGCGGGAAGGTGAATTCCAGTCAACATTCTATGGTGATGATAACGTTCATGGAATCTCACGTAGCGGTGTTACAATTAAAGAATTTGCAGGACATCTTAAACGGCGCTTCAATATGATATACACTGCTGTGGATAAGTCAGATAATCTTGACGTTACTTATGATATCAACAATTTGAGTTATCTCGGGCTTAAGTTTCGTATGGACATGAACATATGTCGTGCCCCCCTTGAGATACCAGTTATTGTTGAGTCGACCTACTGGATTAAAGGTCGTGCTTTTGATGAACTCAAAACTTTGAGTACAATAGATTCATTCTTTATAGAAATGAGTCACCATGGTCGTGAAACATTTGATATGTGGAAAGATCGATTGTATAAACATTGTCAGAGTTTAGTTGATGAGGGGAAAATGAACCCCAGCTTTTTCCGAGCCATGCAAGGCCGTTCGAAAACATATGATCATTATTTTGAAACTATGTACACGGCTGAAAAATTTATGCGTTATACATGGACTCAGGCTTATAGTTTTGATCCTAATCCAGAGATCAATACTACGGATTACGCAATCCATTTACAGAGTGCCGATTTATCTACTCTTAAAAAAATAAATCAAGGTGTACACACCCTAAATGGTCATGTAGGAACTTATACTGATATTAATGGTCGTGATCACGCGGATCGTGACATTTCAAGGGCTGTCGATGAGCCCGATGTTGTTGAGCACACTCGTATTGGTGCAGTCACTACTACAGGGGATGTTGTTACTTCAACTCTCTCTGGTAGAATTCTGAGCCAATTGCAACAAGGAAGTACTATGGAGGAATATCCATTGGATGAATCCCTTTGTCGTACATACTTGTTGGCATCAGGTGTTTGGGATAGTTCTCAAGGTACTGGAACTTTATTAGCTACCCTTAATTTGCCTGGTGATATTGTTAGCAAACCTTTTATTGCTGACAAGCTAAAGGGTTACAAGTATTTTAAATGTGGTATTGAGATCACTATTAACTTGAACTCTAGCGTTGCAAATGCAGGATTATTGTCTTTTTTTACAAGCATTAATCATTACATGTCATCAGACAATGTGTTTGCTACACAAGCATCACGCTGGTGGTTAGGTGGTACCTTAATTTCCGCCTCTGCAGCAACTTCCGCTAAAATACTCATACCATATGAGCACCCAAATATTCATTTGGAAACACGTAATTACAATTCCAATGCTCTTGCACAGTGCAGATTGTATGTAGAGAATTTTCTCCGTAGTGGACTGAACAGTTCTTCTACTGTTACGACATGTCCGTATGAAATATATGGTAGATTGGTTGATGCGGTTTGTATGATGCCACATGATGTTCCCTATGCAGCTCCTACTGTGTTTGGTCCTGCTTACGGACATCCTAAACCAGATAGCAAGTATGATTTACCGTCAGGTTTAATGATGGATCCATTTGTTGCTGATAGTCCAATCTCCATGCAATCCGGCGAAGGTGCTGGACGACATGTTCCCAAGGAAAAGAAACCTGTGTTTGAGTCAAAGCTTGTACGTCGTGAGGATGGAGAGTTAGCTATGCGTATATCACTCCCAGAGGGTGTTGATATTCCTTGTTTACAAC